ACAGGGAAACAAAGCGCCGATCCCATCGGTGCGAACTTGTTAGTACGCATAATGGTTCGGTCTTCAGCCTCGGCTGGGGGCTCTATCCACCTCGTGGATAATGCCATCAGTGCGTCATGGAGTTCTTTATTATCTTGGAATAACCAAGAAACAAGATCTCTAGCAACCCTATCACTGGCGTCGGACATATCTATTGTAGACATGTCTTTCGTTGATGAGTTAATAAGGGCCAGATTAGAGTTGATACTCTGATCATTGAGTGCTATATGGGTCGATAAGTGTTCGTGCGATAATACTACACGAGTCAATAGTCGACGTATAGCTTGCTGAAGGAACTGTACTTCATTTTCCTCTATGCAAATCCCTCTCGCTTTTCCCGCTGTTTTGGGAACAAATTTAAAACGCGAAGAGGGCTCATCTAAAAGGCCTTCGTATAAAGCCTTATATCTGCCAGACTGAGTAACAAATGACCATGCATTAGGAAGGTACCAACCTTCCCACGCTGGAAATTGTCGCTCTATTTGCGAGTAAAGACGGTTCGGTCTGAATCGATCCGCCTTCTCAACAGGAGTATTAGTAGCACCAGGGCCAGGTCTAGGTAGACATGTCCTGTCATCAAGATCAACATCCTTGATGATACTAGCTAACAGTGTCCTCGCCAACTCTAAGATTGGTAAACGATCTTCAGAAAATAAATGAAGATCACCAATTTCAGAATCAACTAGTTTAAACTCTTCGAATTGTTCGTTGAGTTTGCTCGCTTTGTATGGTCCCTTCAGTTTCTTGAAGGCTACGCCTACAGAGTAGAGGTAGTTCAAACCATCAATCTTTTCAGCCTCGTTACCGGTTAACGCTACACGGAACAGCCCGCCTAAAAGTACGGGTGCACCATTCCTAACTCGAAAGCTAGGATAGGTAGCTTCCCTATTTTCAAGAAGGTCGAAGAGACCTTGTATGAGAATAGGAAGGCCATGTGTAACGAAAGGCATCCCTTCGGCGATCAATCGTCTACAGACGGTTGAGATATCACGCCG